GGCAGCGTCGACTACTTCACGGAAATCGACCGCCATATGCGCCGGGAATTCCCCGATGCGTTCTCAGCGCAATCAGCCCCAAACAAGAAGGCACCTCCGATGAGCCGTGATTCGAATGTTGCACCCGTCCAGCGCACCGCTCCGGGTCAGCCTGCGAAGAGCTCGAAGACCGTCCGATTGACCGCTGACCAGCGTCGCATGGCGCACCAGATGGCTCAGTCAGGCGCCTTCCGGAAGCAGGGCGGCGGTCGCATGAGCGATCTTGAAGCCGAAAAATACTACGCAATCCACATGATGAAACAAGGTAAGGGAGCATAACAATGGCCCGTTCTTCTCGCATCAGCACGACTCGTGCTACCGAATCCCGCGAAGCAGGGCTGCGCAAGCGCCCCGAAACGCACTTCAACTCCAAGCTCTATGTTCCAAAGGATAAGATCCCTGCGGACATGACCTACGCATGGGTTCGCGAATCGACTCTGAACGAGCCGGATCCGGACAACATGACCGACCGCATGATTCGTGGTTGGCAGCCGGTCCCGGCTAATCGTCACCCTGAGATGGTGCCGCCTCCGCTTCCGGGCTATGAGGGCATGGAAGTCATGGTCATCCGTCGTGGCGGCCTGATGCTCTGCGAATGCCTCACCCGCGATGTGGAAGAGCGCAATCGTGAGCGTGATTTGGAAAACGTTGAAACCCTGCAGGACGTGGCATGGACCGGACAGAACGATCCGAACCTGCCGCGCTTCGAGGACAAGGATAGCGGAGTGGCGTTTGAGCGCGTCACCTCGTTCAAGGACTAACCTCCGGTCCACAGTGTGTTCTACTATCGCTGTGGCAACTTGCCCCCGCTCGGAAAACTGGGCGGGGGCCTTTTTTGATGTTGTTGACAGTTGTCTGGTTTGAGCGTAATTTACGCACACATCGACGCAGGTCACGTATCCTGCACCCCGATGGTGGTCACGTACCCACCGACCGAGAACCGATTGCCGTTACGTACCGGCAGAACCCAACCCTCAACTTCAGCATGGAGAATCCGTATGGCTTACGGTACCAATGCGCCTCAGGGGCTCGTCCCCGTCAAGAAGCTGGATGGCTCTGCTTGGACTGGCGCGACCAACCCTTATCAAATCGCTAACGCTTACGCGACGGCGATCTTCCGTGGCGACCCGGTTACCACTCTCACTGACGGCACGCTTGGCGTGGGCGTCGCGGGTTCAACCACCATTGGCGTTTTCTGGGGCGTCAAGTTCACCGACAGCACTGGCCGCGTCCGTTTCGAGAACTTCTGGCCGGGCAACCCCGGTGTTCTCACCGGCTCGGTCGTTGAAGCTCTGGTGATCGACGATCCGAACACCGTGTTCTCCATTCAGGAAACGAATGCTTCTGGCGCTGCGGGCACCCCGCTGGCTCTGGCTGATCGCGGCCTGAACGCGAACTTCCTGTACACCGCCGGTTCTACTGCAACGGGTACCTCAGCTGTGTCGCTCGATAACTCGACCGAAGCTGCCACCTCGACGCTGAACCTGAAGATCCTGCAGCTGGACCCGACTCCGGGTAACGCCGTTGGAAACTTCGCGAACTGGCTCGTTGTCATCAACAACCACCTCTATCGGGGTGGGGTGACTGGCCTCTGATCGGTCCAGCAGGAGATTTGAAAAATGGCTATTAACACCACCGCAATCCGCGACCTGCTCCGGCCCGGTCTGGCCGCCGTGTTCGGCGACTATCCGATGTACCCGGGCCAGTGGTCGGAAATCTTCGAGAAGCACACGTCCGATAAGGCCGTTGAAATCGAAGTCGAAGTCAAGCTGCTGGGTCTGGCTCAGATCAAGGCTGAAGGCGCCTCGACCGCCTACGGTGAAATGGGTCAGCGGTTCGTCACGAACTACGTGAACCGTTACACCAGCATCGGCTTCATCATCACCCGTCAGGCGATCAAGGACAACCTGTACCAGTCGTCGTTCCCGCTGCAGGCGAAGGCTCTTCGCCAGTCGATGGAACAGACCAAGGAAGTCCTTGGCGCGTCGGTCCTGAACAACGGCTTCTCGTCAAACTTCCCCATCGGGGATGGTCAGCCGCTGTTCTCGACGTCGCACCCGATTGATAACGGTGTTGTCGCCAACACCTTTACGGTCCAAGCCGACCTGAACGAAACCTCGCTTCAGGACGCCATCGTTGGCGTTCAGCGCTTCCGTGATGCTGCGGGCCTCCGCATCATGACTAAGCCGACGAAGCTGATCGTTCCGGCTGAACTGCAGTGGACGGCCACCCGCCTTCTGCAGTCGCAGTTCCGCGTCGACACCGCGAACAACGACATTAACGCGATCTACAACAACTCTGCGGTTCCGCAGGGTCATCGCGTTAACATGTTCCTGACCGACACGAACGGCTGGTTCCTGCTGACCGACGCTCCGAACGGCTTCAAGTACTACGAGCGTGAAACCCTTGAAACCGACGTCTACACGGACTTCGACACCGACAACCTCAAGGCGAAGGCCATTGAGCGTTACTCGTTCGGTTGCTCGAACTTCCGCGCAGGCTGGGGTTCGCAGGGCGCCGCCTAAATCCCGGGGGTGGGGCTTCGGCCCCACCCTTAGCTATGGAGAAAACTCATGACTCATTTCTCTGACGGCGTTCGGGCTGGTAGGAACTTCGCCAACAACGGTACCGCGAGCGAGCCCGGCGTCTTCATGTCGCCGATCAACGTGTACAACGTGGTTCCGGCTGCTCTGGACGCTGACGGCATCTGCGCTCAGCAGACGCTGGCTGCTGCTGGCAACGCGCTTATAAACGGCGCTTTGGCATCCGGTGGCACTGTTACCCTTGACGTTCCTCGCAACGTCATTGTTGACGCTGCTGGTGCAGCCACGGCTGTTCTGACGGTTACTGGCACCGACGTTTATGGTATTCCGATGTCGGAAGCCATCACGTTGAATGGCACAACTGCTGTTGCTGGCAAGAAGGCTTTTAAGACAATCACCAGTATTGCGGCATCCGCTGCAGCAACCGACTTCTTTGTCGGCACTGGTGACGTGTTCGGCCTTCCTATCCGTGCGAACGCCCGCAACTACGTTCTGACTGCTTGGGGTTCTGCATTCGTAACAACCGGCACATTCACTGGCGCTGATGCGACTACAGCAACAACCACAACTGGCGACGTTCGCGGCACTTTTGCTCCTGCTGACGCTGCCGACGCTTCTAAGCGGCTGACGCTCTGGGTCTTCGTCTTGGACGACGACACCCAGACTGGCCTGTACGGCGTTACTCAGGCCTGATGATTGGGGCGGCCTTCGGGTCGCCCCAGTTATATGGAGATCGGGATGCGCGCGAAGAAAGACTTCCAGTTTAAGGCTAAGCATAAGAACCCGAAGGGCGGTCTCAGTGAGGCTGGCCGGAAGGCTTATAACTCTGCCACTGGGAGCAATCTGAAGCGCCCGCAGCCGGAAGGCGGATCTCGTCGTGACAGCTATTGCGCCCGCTCTGCCGGTCAGATGAAGATGTTTCCAAAGGCTGCCAAAGATCCCAACTCTCGGCTGCGGCTCGCTCGCAAAGCATGGAATTGCTGACATGCGTGGCAAGAAGAATTTCATCGCTGAAGCCATCAAAAAGCCCGGCGCCCTCCGTAAGCAACTCGGGGCGAAGGCCGGCAAGCCGATACCTGCAGGAAAGCTGGAGGCAGCCGCTAAGAAGCCCGGCAAAATGGGCCAACGTGCCCGTCTCGCTATGACCCTGAAAGGCATGAAATAATGGCTGACGCAGTAAACTCTCAAACCCTGTTCGACGGCGCAAGCCAAGCCGTTATAAAATTCAACAACGTATCTGACGGGACTGGCGAAAGCGCCGTCCTCAAGGTCGATGTATCAGCACTGACTGCAAACTTTGAAGGTAAGGCTTGCACAGCCGTTTCAATCCGCAGGATCACAGCTATGGTCAACGGCATGTCAGTCAACATCCTTTGGGATGCTGACACGGATGTAAGTGCTGTTATTCTCGCCCCCGGTATGTACACGCTGAACTTTGACGACACAGCTATCCTCGGCAACAATGCCGGCGCGGGTAAGACTGGCGACATCATGTTCACCACAATCGGCGCTTCGTCGGGTGATACCTACAGCATCATCCTCGAGATGATCAAAACCTACGCCTAATAGGAGTCTATTATGATCCTTCGTCGCTACACAAACGCAAATGGTGATCAGCAGGAAATCGTTCTCTCGAAGGAAGATTGGGAGAAGGTCACTGAAGAATCGCTCGACATGATGCTCGGCTTTAAGAAGGCTCCTGAGCCTGTAGTTGAAGCCGCCGCTGAAAAGGCTCCGGCTGCCGAAAAGGCTCCGGCTAAGAAGAAGTAATGCGTGGGCGTAAAGAGTCGCGCGTGAATGAAGCTGGCAACTATACGAAGCCGGATCTACGCAAGCGCCTCTTTAACAGCATTAAGTCTCGCGAGACGCAGGGGACAAAGGCAGGGCAGTGGAGCGCGCGCAAGAGTCAACTTCTAGCCAAGCAGTATAAAGCCAAGGGTGGTGGCTATGCCGATTAGAAAGCCCCAGCAATCACTGAAGGACTGGACCCAGCAGAAGTGGACAACAAAGTCCGGCAAGCCGTCCAGCAAGACTGGTGAGCGGTATCTCCCGCAGGCGGCGATTAAATCGCTGACTCCGAGCGAATATGCTGCTACGACCAAGGCCAAGCGCGAAGGCAAAAAGGCGGGTAAGCAGTTTGTCGCTCAGCCGAAGGCCATCGCCAAAAAGGCGGCGAGGTTCAGATGACCACTTCGGGCACATATAATTTCGGTACGACCGAACAGATTGACATCATCACGGAAGCCTATGAGCGCGTGGGCAGGAACCCTGCGTCGCTAAGCTCCAACGATATCGACAGCGCCCGTCGTTCGATCAACTACATGTTCTCCGACTGGGCGAACAATGGCCCGAACCTGTGGGCCGTGGATCTGCAGTCGATTGTGCTGACCCCGGGAACGCTTTTCTACGATCTGCAGCCGCGCACAGTGTCGCTCCTTCAGGTCTATACGCGCACCATATCTGGCGGTCAGAACCTTGACCTGATGATGTCGCCGATCAGTCGGGCTGAGTACGATGCCATTCCGTACAAGGCTCAGCTTGGCGAGCGCCCGTTCCAGTATTATTTCGACCGCACGATCACGCCGCGCATCTATATCTGGCAGGCGCCGCAATCCGCAGGTGTCACGCTCTTCTATCACCGGATGAAGATTCAAGAGGATGCCGGCGCGTTCACTGACAGCATGGACGCGCCGAACCGCTGGATGGAGGCAATCGCCGCCGGGCTCTCCGCCAAGCTGGCGGTGAAGTTTGCGCCTGACCGCCTTCAGTTCCTTCAGGGCCTCGCCGATGGCGCCTATGATCGCGCCGCTGCGGAAGACCGTGAGCGCGTGCCGCTTCGCATCACCATTGATCCGACCGGAGGCTACTGATGCAGTACGCATATGGACGAGGAAAGAAGCATCGGACTGGGCCCGAGTTCGACGCGAAGGATCCAAGAGCTATCGCGATCTGCGATGGTTGTGGCTTCCTCGTGCAGCATACCCACCTCCGGGAGAAGAAGGACTATCGCGGCGGCTCGACTCCGGTCGGCTTGAAGATCTACGTCTGCGCCTCGTGCGACGATGTTCCGCAGCCCTACTTTAGCCGTCTGTTGCTGCGCCCGGACCCGGTGCCGGTTCGGAACCCGCGTCCGGATTCACAGGACGCGCAGACGGACGCTCAGGAGGTTGCTGCTAACGCTTTCTCGCTTTACCTGAATCAGCTATACGGATTGGCGTAAGAAGCCCCGCACTCAGCGGGACTGACGGAGGAACTTTCTGATGGCCCAGAGCGGCTTCACTCCCATCCAACTCTACCGTTCGACCACTGCGGCTGCGGTGCCCACGGCGGGGAACCTCGTGGCCGGCGAACTGGCGATCAACCTCACTGACGAGAAGCTGTACTTTGAAAACGCCAGTGGCGTCGTCAAGGTGCTGGCGGACTCGACATACGTCGGCACCGTCACCTCCGTAGCCGCTTCGGGTGGCACGACGGGCATGACGTTCAGCGGC